GACACGGCCTGGAGCGCGCGAGGGCTTCCGTCCGTCGACGTTGTGGGTAAGCTGTTCGGCAAGGACGTCAGCCGCGCCGACATCGAGGCCGCCGCCCCCGAGTACACCCGCGCTGCGGCCAAGGCGGCCAAGGCCGCTTCCTGAGGAGGGAAACGAATGCCCCGTTACAGCTCAGCAGACATGCTGGCGGGACGGCGCAAGGGGGAGGCCCCCAAGCCTTCCCCGAGCGGCCCGATCGTCAAGCAGGGTAAGGGCCTGCGCGTCACTGTCCCCGAGGGCGGAAGCGCCGAGGTGCGGAACGTCAGCAACGGCGTGGTCGCGACCGTCTGGGACAAGAAGTACAACCGCACCGAGCACGTGGCCGAGGGCGACGTGTCGGTCACGATCGACCCGCAGTCGAAGTAAGAGAGGAGCCCGGCGATGGCCTTCACCGTTCAGACCCAGCCGCCTACCCCGGGCGCCAACGCATACGTCTCGGTCGCGGACTTCCGCGCATACCACGCGGACCGCGGCCGCGACCTCTCCAACTTGACCACCTATCCGGACGCCAAGGTCCAGGCGGCGATCGTGCAGGCCACCCAGTACCTTGACGTCCGCTTCGAGTACGTGGGATGGCGCTACGCCGCGGACCAGACGACCGAGTGGCCGAGGTCGGCGGCCTACGACAACAGGGCGGACCGCCTCGACGGCATCCCCCGGCCCGTGGTGCAGGCGACCTGCGAGTACGCCTACCGCGCCCTGAGCGCCGAGCTCCTGGCCGACCCCGCACGCGACGACTACGGCAAGGCCGTGAAGTCCAAGAAGGAGAGCGTCGGCCCGATCAGCGAGAGCGTGGAGTACGCCGACTACGGCGGCTTCGAGATGCCTGCCTATCCCCTGGCTGACCGCCTGCTCACCTCGCGCGGCCTCACGGTCGGCAACGGGCAGGACAACCCCGGCGGACTGCAGGTCGGCAACATCGGGAGGGGATGATGGGAGAGTACGACAGCGCCCGCGCCCTCGCGCTCCGCCTCATCAAGAAGAAGGGGCGCGCAGGCGTCAAGGTCCTCAGGGTCGGGGGAGGCACTCCCTCGGACCCGGCGCGGCCGTGGAAGCCGGACGGCGACGGGCCCGATGAGGAGAACCCGACGTCCGCGGACGTCGAGGTCGCGACCGTGCACGGGGTCTTCCTGAACCCCGTGGAGGCGCGCGGCTCCCAGGGCCAGTTCTCCTTCCATGTATACCTCCGCGCGGGCTCCGACGCCACGGACAGCATCGCCCCCGACGCGACGTACGCAGTCTTCATCGCGGCGGCAGAGCTGCCGGATGGGGTGACGATAGAGGCAGGCATGCTGATCGAGAGCGCGGGCCGCCGCTACTCCGTGCTCCAGGTCTCCGAGCTCAAGCCGGCGGACGACGCCATCCTGTACACCGTCTCCGTGAAGGACTGAGCCATGACCCCCGAAGAAGCCCGCGACTACATCCTCGACAAGTTCAAGGCCGACTGGGACGCGAAGACCCCGGCGCTGAACGGTGGGACCGTCCCGGACGTCGAGTGGCCGAACGTGGACGTCAACGCGGACGGCTCCGACAAGGGCCACCTGTCCAAGGGCAACAAGCCCTGGGCGCGCGTCCGCGTCCAGCACAACTCGGGCGAGCAGCGCAGCTTCGGCGAGAAGCCCAACCGCCGCTTCACCCGCCGCGGGATCGTGACCGTCCAGGTCTTCTCGCCGGCCGGCAAGCGAGGGCTCGTAACGGGCGACCGTCTCGGCAATGTGGCGCTAGACGCATTTGAGGGCGAGGAGTCCGGTGACGTCTGGTTCCGCAACGCTGTGCTGCGGGAAGTCGGCGTGGACGGTGCCTGGTACCAGGTCAACGTCGTCGCCGAGTTCGAGTACGACGCAGTCAAGTGAGAACTTGACGTCCATCAACTAGGAGGTTAACCGGCCATGGCCAACACCATTTCTTCCAACTCGACCGGCCTCCGGTACGCCGAGGAGGTCATCGGAACCCCGGGCACCCTGCCCGGCTCGCCCGTATGGAACCCCCTGGAGCCGAACAGCTACGGCGAGTTCGGCCCCCAGGTGAAGACCGTCGCCCGCAACCCGATCAACGCCTCGCGCCAGCGGCGCAAGGGCGTCGTGACGGACCTCGACGCGGCCGCGGGTTTCAACTCCGACTTCACCCAGAAGACCTTCTACGACCTGATGCAGGGCTTCATGTTCGCCGACTGGCGCGAGAAGCCCGAGCTGGCCGTCACCTCCGTCGACGCGACCACGGGCTTCGGCGTCGCCTCCGGCGGCGCGGCCTTCATCGTGGGCAGCATCGTCTTCGGCCAGGGCTTCGGCGTCGCCGCCAACAATGGCATCAAGGTGGTGAACGCCGCCTCCGGCACCGCCGTGGACGCGCCCGGCACCGCCACCGAGGCCTCTCCCCCGGCCGACGCCAAGATCACCATGGTCGGCTTCGAGGGCGCCTCGGCTGACATCACGCTGACCGTCTCGGGCGGCGTGGCGACCCTGGGCTGCACGGCCGCGGACTTCACGGACTACGGGCTGATCCCGGGCGAGTGGATTTGGGTCGGCGGCGACGCCACCGCGAACAAGTTCGCCACCGCGGCGAACAACGGGTTCTACCGCATCAAGACCATCTCGGCCACGGCCATCGTGTTCGACCGCACCCCCAACTCGCCGGTGACCGACACGGGCACGGGCAAGACCATCCGGGTGTTCTTCGGGCACGTCATCAAGAACGAGAGCGACCCCGACCTCATCGTGATGCGCACCTACCAGCTGGAGCGCTCGCTCGCGGCCGGCGGCAACGAGTACGTGCTGGGCTGCGCCGCGAACACCCTGGCGTTCGACATCAAGACGGCGGACAAGATCACCGTCGACCTGTCGTTCGTGGGCATGGACGGCGAGACCACGGACAACGGCAGCGAGAAGGCGGGCACTCGCCCCAACCTCCCGAAGTCCAACTACGCCTTCAACTCGTCGGCCGACTTCACCCGGCTGCGCCTGCTCGACGACACGGGTGGCGGCTCGAGCCTCGCGACCTACCTGTCCGACCTCAAGCTGTCGATCGACAACGGCATCACCCCGGCCAAGGCCATCAGCCAGCTGGGTGCCATCGACCTGACGACCGGCGACTTCATGGTCTCCGGCACCGTGGAGGCCTACTTCGCCACGACCGACGCCATCACGGCGGTCCGCGAGAACGACGACGTGTCCCTCGACTTCGCCCTGGTGGCCAAGAACGTGGGCTGGCTGTTCGACATCCCGCTCATCACCCTCGGCGACGCGCGCCTGAAGGTGGAGAAGGACAAGCCGATCATCCTCCCGCTCTCGCTCGACGCCGCGGCGCACGAGACGCTGGACCACACGATGCTCGTCGGGTACTATGCTTACCTCCCGAACGCCGCGCAGTGATGCGCGGCGTTAGGCCCCAGAGCGACAACGAAGGAGAGACTGACGTGGCATCCAAGAGCAAGGCCCCCGCGACCGCGGACGTCGACATCTACAAGATGTTCGGCACGGACGAGAACAAGGAGCAGGAGGGCATCGTCCTCAACTACTCGGACATCTTCTGGCTGCGCATCTCGCGCGCCGGCGGGTCGAACGAGCACTACAAGAAGGTGCTCACCGAGAAGCTGCGCCCCTACCGCCGCGCCATCCAGACCGAGGCGATCACCGACGAGATGAGCGCCAAGCTCCTCCGCGAGGCCGCGGCCGAGGGCCTCGTCCTCGCCTGGGGCTCCAAGAAGTTCGGCGACGGCAAGATGCCCGCGAAGACCGGCGAGGCGATGGACTTCACCGTCGACAACGTGGTGCGGTTCTTCACCGACCTGCCGGACATCTTCCAGGACGTCCAGGAGCAGGCCGGCAAGGTCTCGCTGTTCCGCCTGACCGAGGTCGAGGCCGACGCGGGAAACTAGTCGCGGTCCTCGACTACGCCCTGACCAAGGGGCCCATGGAGCGGAGGATCATCGAGGCGGCAATCCGGCGGCGCCAGCCGCTGCCGGACGCCATCGCGGATGCTCCCGAGCTCTATGCTGGACTGGAGGTCTACTACGAGGCCTTCGTCGAGCTGAGCACCTGCAGGGACCACGGGATGGGGATCGGACCGATCCCGTGGACGGCGGTGGACCGCTACGCCGAGAGGCACGGGTTCCGAGGCGACGGCTACACCTACCTGCTCAAGATGGTGAGGGCGCTCGACGACGCGTTCCTCAGGGACCAGCGGAAGCGGGACAAGGAAGGGGCCGCCAATGCAGATGAAGGACTTCAGCAAGCGCATCAAGACCATCGCGGTCGAGGCGCAGGGTGAGACCGAGCGGGTGGTCAAGCAGGTCGCCCTCTCGGTCGACCAGACCGTGGTCATGGCCACTCCTGTCGACACCGGGCGGGCCCGGTCCAACTGGATCGCCAAGCTCGGCGCTGCGTCCTCCGCTACGCGCGAGGCCTTCGCCCCCGGCCAGAAGGGCAGCACCGCGTCCACGAACTCGCAGGCGGCCATCGACGCTGCGCGGGCCGTAATTGCGGGTTACACCATCACCTCGAACCCCGCTATATTCATCAGCAATAACCTGCCCTACATCGGGCGCCTGAACGACGGCTGGTCGTCCCAGGCTCCCGCCAACTTCGTAGAGCAGGCTGTTCAGAATGGAGCCGCGGCCGTGAGGAACGCCCGCATCATAAAGTGAGGTAGGGCGATGGCCACGGAGAGGATTGACATTGTCGTCACCCAGAAGGGTGCGACCGAAGTCCGCCGTGACCTCGAGAGCATCGGCCAGGGCTCCGACAAGGCAGCCGCGTCCCTCGAGAAGCTCCAGACCTTGCTCAAGGTCGTCGCTATCGGCTGGGCCGTCGACAAGATCAAGGAGGCCCTCGACGGGTACACCAACCTGTCGAACCGCCTCCGCCTCGTCGCGACCGACGCCCAGAACCTGGCGCAGCTGCAGACCGCCGTCTACCAGGCGGCGCAGGCGACCCGCACCCCGTACCAGGACCTGGCGAACCTCTACGCCCGCGTCGCGCTCAACACCAAGCAGCTCGGCCTCTCGCAGCAGGAGGTCCTGAACCTCACGCAGACCGTCGCCCAGGCCATCAAGGTCTCGGGCTCGACGACCGCTGAGGCCACCGGCTCCATCATCCAGTTTACCCAGGCCCTCGCGCTCGGCAAGCTCCGCGGCCAGGAGCTCAACTCCGTGCTGACGAACGCCCCGCGCCTCGCGCAGGCGATCGCCTCTGGCATGGGTGTCGGCGTCAACGAGCTGAAGAAGCTCGGCGAGGAGGGCAAGCTCACCGCCGACGCGATCCTCAACGCCCTCAAGAAGACCGCCCCTGAGATCGCGGCCGACTTCGCCAAGCTGCGCCCCACCATCGCCGATGCCTTTACGGTGATGTACAACGGGTTCCAGCGGTTCATCGGCCAGCTCGACCAGGCGACTGGGTTCTCGTCCACCCTGGCGCAGGCGCTGATCTTCCTCGGCAACAACATGGAGCTGCTGGCCGTCGCGGCCGTCGCCGTTGGCGCCTTCATCCTCGTGGCGTTCGGCCCCGCCGCGCTCACCGCCCTCTACACCTTCGCCGCTGGCCTCGCCGCGGCGACGGGCGGGCTGTCGCTCATCATCCCCATCATCGCGGCACTCGTGGCCGCCCTGTTCCTGTTCGGTGACCAGCTCAAGGTCTCCTCCGACGGCGTCGTGTCCCTCCTCGACTACGTCAAGGCGGCCTTCTCCCTGATGATCGAGTACGTGCGCCCGGTCGCCCAGTTCATCGGGCAGGCCTTTGCCACCGCCTGGCAGTGGGTCAAGGACACCTGGGGCGGGATCGGCAAGTTCTTCGGGGACAACCTGGGGAGCGTCGGCCAGTTCATGCAGACGGCTGTGGGCACTTACCTGGGCATCTGGATCGGCCTTTACAACGGGATCGTGACTGCCTTCCAGACGCTGCCTGCGGCCTTCGCGGCCATCTTCCAGATGGCCATCAACGGGGCCATCCAGATCGTACAGGACGGGCTGAATGCCATCCTAGGCGCGATCAACACCATCCTCGAGAAGCTGGCGATCCCCATGATCCCGCAGATCGACCTGTCCAGTTTCAAGTCCGAGGTCAACACGGCCTCGCTCGACGCCGGCACCAAGGTTTTGGGGGCGTTCAACCAGGGCCTTGACCAGGGTCGATCCCTCGTCAACGGCATGGTGACCGGCCTCGGCGCCGCCGCGGACGCGCTCTCGGCGCGTGCGCGGCAGATCGCAGAGGAGCGCACGAAGCTCGAGGCCGCAAACAATAAGGGTCTCCCCACGACCCCGGGCGTGCGGACGCTCAAGCCCACTGTGGAGGACGACGGGTCGGCCGACAAGCTCCAGAACAAGCTCAACGCTCTACTCCGGACCATCGACCCGATCACCGGGGCGCAGGAGAAGCTGCGCGCGGGCACGGAGACCCTCAACAAGGCCTTCGAGGCTGGTCTCATCACTCTGGAGCGGCGGGACGAGCTCCTGCAGCGCCTGAAGGAGCACATGCGCGACCAGCTCGACCCGCTGGGAGCCATCAACCGCGAGATCGAGAAGGAGAAGAACCTCCTCAAGCTAGGCAACGACGAGCGCGAAATCCAGAAGAAGCTGCTGGAGGACATCGAGAAGCTGCGCAAGGCCGGCGTGACGCTGAGCCCGCTGGAGCAGTCGCAGCTCGAGGCCAACATCCGCTCGCTGGCGACTATGAAGGAGCAGGCCGAGCTGCTCGGCAACGTCCTGAAGCGTGTCTTCAAGGGCGCCGAGGACGCGTTCGTCCAGTTCATCGAGACTGGCAAGGTGGACTTCTCGTCCCTCATCAAGTCGATGATTAGCGACATCGCCCGCCTGGCTTTCCAGAGCTTCATCACGAAGCCCCTCCTCGGCGCGCTGCAGGGCGCGCTCGGCGGGCTGTTCGGCGGCGGCTCCAACATCCTCGGCCTCCCGACGTTCGGCCTTGGCGGAGCGGCGACCGGCGGGACCATGTCCCCTCTGCCCAGCTACGCCACCGGGTCCTACACGGTCGGGGGCAACGACAACACTGTGGACGGCCAGGTGGTCGCCTTCCGTGCCTCCAAGGGCGAGACCGTCCAGGTCGGCCGGAGGGACAGCGGCTCTGAGGGCGGCGGTCGGTCCCAGGTTGTGTTTAATATCCAGACGCCGGACGTCGCCGGGTTCAAGGCCTCGGAGGCCCAGATTGCCGCCCGCATCTCGCGGATGGCGGCCAAGGCGAACCGCGTCCTTTGAGATAGAGAGGTAGACTAGGCCATGGCCGCATTCCACGAGGTCCGCTTCCCGGACGAGATCAGCAAGGGCTCCGCAGGTGGCCCTCAGCGTCGCACCGACATCGTCACGCTGACCTCGGGCTTCGAGGAGCGCAACGCTGCTCAGGCGCATTCGAGGCGCTCCTACGACGCCTCGATGGGCATCCGGAGCATCAACGACCTCCACGACGTCATCGAGTTCTGGGAGGCGCGCCTGGGGCAGCTCTACGGCTTCCGTTGGAAGGACTGGGCCGACTTCAAGTCGGGCAAGCCCGGCCGGCCGACGACGTCGCTGGATCAGAACATCGGGACTGCCAATGGCGTCCTCACCCAGTTCCAGCTCCGCAAGCTCTACGCCTCGGGGCCGACTACCTACGCCCGCCCGATCCGCAAGCCCGTGATGAGCACCGTCAAGGTCGCCGTCAACGGGGTCACCCAGAACTCAGGCTGGACGATCGACACGACCACGGGGATCATCACGTTCACCTCCGCGCCGGCGAGCGGCGCGGTGACCGCGGGCTACGAGTTCGACGTGCCCGTCAGGTTCGGGGCTGACAAGCTGAGCATCAGCGTGGACGCCTTCGAGGCTGGCTCCATCTCCGCCATCGACATCCAGGAGATCAGGGTATGAAGAACATCTCCGCGCCGCTTCAGGCCCACCTCGACACCGGGGCGACCACGATGTGCTACTGCTGGCGCATCACCCGGACCGACGGGCTGGTGCAGGGCTTCACCGAGCACGACGAGGACCTGACCTTCGACGGCACCACGTTCGAGGCTAAGACGGGCTTCACGGCGTCGCAGGTCCAGCAGACCCTTGGCCTCTCGGTCGACAACATGAACGTCGACGGGGCGGTCTCCAGCGACACCATCAACGAGGACGACCTAGCCGCGGGCAAGTACGACGACGCCTACGTCGAGATGTTCTGGGTCAACTGGCAGGACCCGTCGCAGCGGGTCATCGCTCAGGTCGGCTACACTGGCGAGGCCAAGCGCACCGGCACGGCCTTCTCCGCCGAGCTGCGCGGCCTGACGTCCCGCCTTGGCCAGACCACCATCCGCACGTTCCAGCGCACCTGCGACGCGCAGCTCGGCGACAGTCGGTGCAAGATCGACCTGTCTTCGGGCACCTACAAGGGCTCAGGGACGATCGCCGACGCTCTGGGCCCACGCACCATCAGGGCGTCTGGCCTCGGGGGCTACGCCACCGACTGGTTCAGCCAGGGGGTCCTGACCTTCACGTCGGGCGAGAACGATGGGGTGGCCATCGACGTCAAGGAGCACGTCAAGGACGCCTCCGGCAACGTCGTCATCGAGCTCTGGTACCCGCCGGCCTTCAACCTGGAGGATGGCTGGACCTTCGAGATCACCGCGGGCTGCAAGCTGACGGCTGACATCTGCCAGGCGAAGTTCAACAACATCCTGAACTTCCAGGGCTTCGCCAAGATGCCGGGCAACGACTTCGTCCTCCGCAACGTCGACCCCGCCGCCTCCAACACGGGCAGCTCGAGCACGACGACCTCCAGCAGCAAGGGCTGACGCCATGTTCGACAAGACGCATCCCACCATCCCGGGTGACCGAGTGGTCGCCGCCGCCAAAGAGTGGATGGGCACGCCCTACCACCACCAGGCCGCCAAGAAGGGCGCGGGCACGGACTGCCTCGGCTTCATCCGCGGCCTCTGGGAGGAGCTGAACGGCTTTACCCCCGAGCACCCGCCGGCATACTCTCCGAGCTGGGGCGAGTATGGAAAGGAGGAGCTGATGCTCGAGGCCGCGAAGCGGAACCTCGTCATGAAGGACGAGGCCCTTTATGGCCTGACGCTTCCGCCCGCACGACGCCTCTGGGCGCCCGGCGACATCCTGCTGTTCCGGCACAAGATCAACATGGTGGCCAAGCACTGTGCGGTGGTCAGCGGGTCGGGTACCATGGTGCATGCTTACAGTGGCGTCGGGGTCACGGAGACGGGCATCGGCATCTGGGAAACGAGAGTGGCTGGGATATTCGCGTTCCCCAGCCTCTAAGAGAGGTTGAGGAACTAAGCCATGGCCAGCTACGTCTTCGGGGCACTAGGCACCGCGCTCGGCGGGCCCATCGGCGGCATCATCGGCGCCATGATCGGCGGCCTCATCGACCGCCAGGTCATGATGGCGCTCACGCCGAACACGACCACCAACGTCACGAGCACCGGCCCGCGCGTCACCGAGATGAGCGTGACCTCCTCGACGGAGGGCACGGTCCTGCCCAAGCTGTTCGGGCGGGTGAGGCTCGGCGGGCAGGTCATCTGGTGCACCCAGTTCAAGGAGGTCGCCGAGACCACCACCACCTCGCAGTCCCAGGGCGGCAAGGGCGGCGGGGGCGAGCAGACCCAGACCACCACGACCGCGGTCTACAAGTATTACCTGTCCTTCGCCGTGGCCTTCTGCGCGGGCAACTCGATGGCCTCCATCGGCCGTGTCTGGCTGGACAGCAACCTCGCGGACCTGTCGAAGTACACTTGGAGGTTCTACCCCGGCTCGCAGTACCAGCCGGCGGACACCCTCATCCAGGCCAAGGAGGGTGTCGGCGCGACGCCGGCCTACCGCGGGACCGCCTACATCGTCTTCGAGGACATGCCCCTCGAAGACTTCGGCAACCGCATGCCCCAGGTCACCGCCGAGATCGTCGTCCCGCTGGAGACTGACGACCCCGACGACCTGTCCAATGCAGGCCGTGCGTACCAGCTCATCCCTGGCTCCGGTGAGAGTATTCTGGGCACTCAGGTCTACACGGACCAGCAGGGGTACATTAACTGGCATGGGGTCTACACGTCCACGGCGAGTAACCCTGACAACATGCACAACAACATGCGGCAGCCGGACAACGTGGTGTCGTTGAACCAGCTGTTCGCCGAGCAGCCTAATCTTGACGCCGTCTCGGTTGTCATCACCTGGTACGGGACTGACCTGCGCGCAGGGGAGTGCCGCATCATTCCCAAGGTGGAGAGCTATGATCGGCACACGGTGGCGCAGTCTGACCTGGCAGTGTTCAATTATTGGGCGGCTCTCGGGTTCGTGGACTATGCCCGTGAGCTGTTTGATTGGAAGGTAGCCGGGTATACCCGCAGCACGGCGGAGCTGGTGTCTCGGGATGCTCAGGATCGGCCCATCTTCGGCGGCACTCCGTCAGACGCAACGGTCCGAGAGACGATCCGCTACCTCAAGGCAGCTGGAAAGCGCGTCATCCTCTACCCATTCATCATCATGGACATCCCTGGAGGCAACTCCCTGCCCAACCCCTACAGCGACAACGCAGCTGGGAGTGGGCAGGCGGTGTTCCCGTGGCGCGGCCGTATCACCTGCTCGCCCGCCGCCGGGTACGCTGGCACGGCCGACAAGACGGGGACGGCGGCGACCCAGATCAACACCTTCTTCGAGAGGACCGAGGGCTTCAGGGCGATGATCCTCCACTATGCGCAGATCGCGCAGGAGGAGGGCGCCGACGCTATGACGATCGGCTCCGAGATGGTGGGGCTCACCACCGTGCGGTCCAGCGCGGGCGACGGCACCTACCCGGCTGTCGACCAGTTCTGTGCCCTGGCGGACGATGTCAACGGCATCTTCAGCGGGCAGATCACCTACGCTGCGGACTGGAGCGAGTACCACTCGCACCGCCCGGCCGACGGGACCGGCGACGTCATCTTCAACATGGACAAGCTGTGGGGCAGGGCGTCGATCGACTTCGTGGGCATCGACAACTACCTCCCCATGTCCGACTGGCGGGACGGCTCCGGCCACCTCGACTACGACGCCGTCAACGGCCCGCGCACCCTGTTCGACCGGGACTACCTCAAGTCCCAGATCGAAGGCGGGGAGTACTACGACTACTACTATGCCAGCTCCGGCGACCGCGACAACCAGGTGCGGACGCCGATCGTGGATGGCAATCCTGCGAACGAGCCCTGGATTTACCGGCAGAAGGACATGCGCAACTGGTGGGCCAACGCCCACTACAGCCGCCCCGGCGGCGTGCGCAACGGCAGCCCGACTGACTGGGGCGGGCACGAGAAGCCCATCTGGTTCACCGAGTTCGGCTGCCCTGCGGTCGACAAGGGCACGAACCAGCCCAACGTCTTCTACGACCCCAAGTCGTCGGAGAGCTTCTTCCCATACTACTCGAAGGGGGTCCGCGACGACTTCATCCAGCGGGTCTACCTGGAGTGCATGCTCTCCTACTGGAGGGACAACGCGCCGACCATCGGCGGCGTGAAGATGGTCCGCCCGCAGGACATGTTCATCTGGACCTGGGATAGTCGCCCCTTCCCTGAGTACCCCATGCGCTCGGATGTCTGGGCGGACTATGGGCTGTGGCCCTTCGGTCACTGGCTGACGGGGCGCATCGAGAGTGCCGTTCTGGCGCGCCTCGTTAGGAAGCTGTGCCTCGAGGTCGGCCTGGAGGACAGCCAGATCGACGTGAGCGGGCTGTACGGCCCGGGGGCGCTCGTGCGCGGGATGTTCCTCAACAACTCGTCGGACCAGCGCTCCATCATCGAGAGCCTCTCCCAGGCCTTCCAGTTCGGCGCCTTCGAGAGCGAGGGCAAGCTCAAGTTTGTCCTCGGGCTCAACACCGTCACGGTCGACGTGGATCAGGACGACCTCGTGCTCAAGGACGGGCAGAACTTCGCTGTGTCGATCACCCGCGCCCAGGAGATCGACCTCCCCAGGGCGGCGAAGGTGACCTTCCTCGACGAGCTGAATGCCTACTCGACTGCCTCCGTGGACGGTCAGAAGGGCACGGGCTCGAGCGTGAACGTGACCACGGCCAGCTTCCCGATCGTGATGGCCCCCGATTATGCCCGCTCTCTCGCCAACTCGCTCATCCACCGGGCGTGGGTCGCGCGGGAGAGTGGCGAGTTCGCCCTGCCCCCGAGCTACGCCAAGTTCGAGGCCGGCGATGCCATGTTCCTGCCGGTCGGCAACCGGACGATCGGCGTCCAGGCCCAGCAGATCAACACAGGCACTGACCGGACCGTGACCTTCCAGGGCTTCGACACCTCGCTGTTCACCGCCCCTGCGTTCCCGCAGGATACCCGACTGCCCCTAGTCGATAACGTCTTCTCGTCCATCCGGATGATGTTCCTCGACATCCCGATCCTGTCGGCCGCCGAGCCCCTGCAGCACGCGCCCAGGCTGGCTGCGAGCGCGAGCCCGTGGCCGGGCGCCTGCGCGGTCTACAAGGACGACGGCGCCGGGGGCTTCAGCCTCCTGCAGAACGTCTACGGCCGGGCGACCATCGGCGAGCTGAACACCGACCTCTACTCGGGCCCGACCAACCGATGGGACCGCGTGACGAAGGTGCGCGTCAAGCTACTGACCGGCGGGCTGTCCACTGTCACGCCCAACCAGATTTTGAGCGGGTCGGTCAACGCCTTCGCCGTCCAGAACCAGGACAACGGTAAGTGGGAGGTCATCCAGTTCGCCAACGCGAACCTCGTCTCGCCCGGCATCTACGAGCTGAGCATGCTCCTGCGCGGGCAGCTGAGCACCGCGGACGCCATGGGCGCGCCTTTCGTCCCGGCTGGTGCTCCGCTCGCCATGCTCGACCCGGCGCTGGTGTCTGCCCTCAACGTCGGGCCCGACATCGCACCCCTGCCGATCCTCTACCGGTGGGGCCCCGCGCAGTACGCCCCGACGGACGCGGGCTACCTGCAGGCTACTCATCAGGGCACGAAGGCCGGCCTCCGGCCCTACACGCCGTGCGACGCTTGGGTGCGGAGGGACAGCGCGACGGACGACCTGCTCCTGTCCTGGAAGCGGCGCACCCGCCTGAGCGGCGACAACTGGGAGCAGACCGAGGTCCCCCTGATCGAGGAGGCCGAGCAGTACCAGCTCCAGATTTACACCGACGACGGGGTGACCCTGAAGCGGACGGAGGTCCTCACCACGCCGTCCTACCTCTACACTGCAGCGAACCAGGTCGCCGACTTCGGGTCGGTCCAGCGGGACGTGTTCCTGCGGATCAGCCAGTGGGGCGCCGCCTACGGAAACTATGGACCCCCGCTTGAGGGTCACTTCTTCATGAGGAGCGCCGCCTGATGGCCGACACCGCAAACCTTGCCCTCCCGCTGATGGAGGCGGCCCAGAGCCAGAAGCACGTCACCCACAACGAGGCGCTTCTGATCCTCGACGCCGTCGTCCAGCTGTCGGTCATCGACGACGACCTCACCGCCCCTCCGGGCGGCGCGGTCGACGGCGACCGCTACATTGTGGGCTCCGGAGCGACCGGGGCCTGGGACGACAAGGACCTGAACATCGCCGTCCGACTGGACGGCGCGTGGACCTTCCTCGTCCCCAAGGACGGCTGGATTTGCTGGGTCGAGGACAGCGGGTCTCTGTTCGTCTGGGTCACGAGTGCCTGGGTGGACTTCGGCGCCGCCTCCGGACTGGTCGGCTCCAGCTCCCTCGAGGACGGCTCCATCCTCGAGCTGGGCGTCAACACTGCCTCCTCCACGACCAACCGCCTGGCGGTCAAGTCGGACGCGGTCCTGTTCTCCCACGATGACGTGACGCCCGGCACGGGCGACCTGCGCGTCACGCTCAACAAGAGCGCCGCGGGCAAGGACGCTGGCTTCACGTTCCAGGATGCCTTCTCGACCCGCGCGCTGTTCGGCCTCTTGGGCGACGACGACTTCACCTTCAAGGTGTCGCCGGACGGGTCGACCTTCTTCACGGCTCTCACCATCGACAAGGACACGGGGCATCTGTTTGGGCCCGTCGAGGTCTCCAAGAACGCAGGAGCCCTGCCGACCAATCCGACGAATACCGTCCTCCGCGTGTCCGGCGAGGACGGCCAGCAGGCGCGATTGGTGTTCGATACTTTTGGGAGCAATGGCAACTTCATCTTCCGAGCCAGCGGAGGTACGGCTTCGGCGCCCTCAGGGATGTTGGCAACTACCCGCATCGGCCAGTTCTCGGCCTTTGGATATGGCACCACTGGATATACGGCAGCTTCGAAGGCGCAGATTGCCTTCGAGGCCTCTGAGAACTGGACGGACACGGCAAACGGCGTTCGAATTGTGTTCCAGACGACGCCTACGGGCTCTGCCTCGGCTGTCAGCAATGTCACCATCGAGCCTGGCGGGTACCTGAATGTCGGCACGACGGGCGATACCAACAACCGAGTATCAGCCAAGGGCACGTCCTTCCTGTTCGACGCGCAGACGGACGACTGCCGCTTCACCTTCAACAAGGTGGCGAGTGGCGATGACGTGGCCCTGACGTTCCAGTCGGGCTACTCGGCTCGGGCCCTGGTCGGCCTCTTGGGCGACGACGACTTCACCTTCAAGGTGTCGCCGAACGGGTCGACCTACTACCCGGCCATGGTCATCGATAAGGACGACGGGTCCGTCAACCTGCCGGCGGGGGCCAAGTTCTCGGCCTACTGCAACTTCGGCCAAGACTACACGGCTGGAGCCTGGCAGAGCCTGTTCGCCAATAATACCCGCCACAATGACCAGTCGGCCTTTGCCTCGGTCTCGAACGTGGGCATCTTCACGGCGCCCACTCCGGGCTACTACGTCTTCGGCCTGGGGGTCACCTACGAGGCGGGCTCTGCGCCCACCAAGATGTCCATCGGCCTCTCGATCAACAATGCCACTCCGACGTCCGACACGATCGGCACGACGGGAGACGCCACCTTCGTCTCCGGCGAGACGGCCACTCGGACCGGGGCGCTGCTCAAGCTTGCAGCCGGCGACACGGTGCGGGGCAAGATTTTCTTCACCACCAACAACGGCCGCGTGCTGGCCGATGAGAACTACTTCTGGGGCGCGCGCGTCGCCTGACCGCGACAAGTCAGCAACGGGTCACGAGGGTCCGCGCGAGCGATCGTGCGGACCATTTTGTTCTCCATAATCTGCACCAGGAGAGCAAGAATGGCCATCGACTTCACGGGTAACGCCCGCAAGCTGACGCCCGGCGACGTTGCTGCCGCCGCGGCCTCCATCGGCGTGACTGAGGCGCACCTCCGTGCCGTCTTCGAGGTCGAGACCGATGGGTCCGGCTTCGACACCAAGGGCCGCCCCGACATCCTGCCCGAGCGCCACGTCTTCTACCGCGAGCTGAGCAATCAGGTGCGCGGGAAGAACGGCAAGATCGTCTACAACTCCACGCCGCTCCGCGAGAAGGCCGTGAAGCTCGGCCTCGCCTACCCCAAGTGGGGCACCAAGCCCTACCCCCGCAGCTCCGACGGGTGCTACGCCCTGCTGGAGGAGATGATCGCCGTCGACGAGACCGCGGCCCTCAAGTCCTGCTCCTGGGGCCTCGGGCAGGTGATGGGCAACGAGTTCGACGAGGCGGGCTACTCGACCGTCCAGTCCATGGTCACCGACTTCTGCGACAGCGAGAAGGCGCAGCTCGTCGGCATGTGCCACCTCATCAAGCACCGGAACCTCGACGCGGCCCTCCGCGGCGAGAACTGGGCCCTTTTCGCCCTGCGCTACAACGGCTCGGGCTACAAGAAGAACAAGTACGACACCCGCCTCGCCGCGGCCTACGCCAAGTGGGTCAAGCGCCTGGGCAACGCGAAGGCGCCGCCCGTCGAGAGCGACGACGGCAACCTGCGCGTCGGCTCGAGCGGCCCGCGGGTCAAGGCCCTGCAGGAGGTCCTCATCTCCAAGGGCTACACGCTCGGCAAGGCCGACAGCGACTACGGCAATCTGACCCGCGATGCGGTGAACGCCTGGAAGTCGGACAACGGGATCGAGCCGACGTCGGACGGCGTGGTCGACGCGAAGACCCTTGCTCAGATCGAGCGCTCGAAGCCTCGGCCGCTCAGTGCCGAAAGGACTGAGGCTTCGGCCTCCGAGGTCGCCAAGACGAGCCGGATCGCGTCCTACACGCAGACCGCGGTGAAGACCGTGGTCGGCACGGTCGGCGCCGTGGCGGCCACGAACGGAGCCGACCAGGCGGGCCTTCTCGACCAGGTGCAGAGCGTGGCCGACAAGGCGACGCAGGCCAAGGGCATCTACGACACCCTCAAGGACACGGTGTCCGGCCTGGGCATCGACCTCGCGTCCTTCGTGGCGCACAACTCCACCCTGATCCTGGGTGCGGGCCTCGTGGCGGTCGGCGTCTTCGCCTACCTCGCCCTCAAGGCGCGCGTCGAGGACCACAACACGGGCAAGACCGCATCATGACCATCGCGTGGAGCATAGTGTGGGCTTGGCTTCGGACCAGCGGCGTCGGCCTGATCGCCCTGGTCCCGAGGCAGGTTTGGTACGGCCTCGCCATCGGCGTCGCCGTGCTCTACTTCGCCCACTGGAACCAGGAGAAGGGCCGGGCGCTCTGCCAGGCGGAGGTCCGACAGGCCTCCCAGGCTGAGAGCGACCGCGTTAAGCAGGCGGACCAGGTGGCCATCCAGGCCGCGGAGCAGAGGGCGCAGCGGGCTGAACAGGCCGCCGCCGATCGACAGAAGGAGATGGAAGATGCTATCGCTGCAGCGCGGACTTCCGCGAACGCTAATCGGGTGTGCCTGCCTGCTGACGTTGTTGACCGGCTGCGCCACATCAAATAGCATCCCGGCCTTCCACCAGGAGCCGCTCCCGTCTGTGCCGACGCACCTGCGGGTCTGCTTCCAGCAGGTCACCGGCCTCCCGGCCGGCGAGTGGACCTCGGCGCGGACCGCCGAGGTCATCGGGAAGCTCCGCAAGTCGGAGCTCGACAAGACGGACTGCGGGCGTCAGCTCCTCCAGTTCTACGACGACGTGTCAGCGGGCCGACGCAAATAGGGCGTGGGCCATATTTCAAGGGGGCTTGAACTATGTCCGACAACTCCACCGCAGAGCTGCGGGACATCGCCGAGCAGGCGGCCAAGGAGGCGGTTCGCGAGACCCTCCTCAGCTTGGGCATCGACGTCTCCGATCCCATCGCCGCCCAGAAGGACTTCATGGTCCTCCGGGAGGTCGGCAAGCTGGTCATGGACCCCGAGTTCCGGAAGGACATGGAGCACCTCCGGACCTGGCGCATCGCCGTGAAGGAGGTCAAGTCCAAGGGCCTACTGACCCTCGTCGGACTGATCGTGACGGGCCTCGCGGGCTTCGTCGTGGTCGGCGCAAAGGCTTGGCTTGAGCGCGGTGGTCACTAAGCGAGGGGGCGCCGCGGCGAAGCCCCAGAAGCCGCTGACCGCCGGCCGGGTGGCCGCCACGAAGGCCACCAAGCTCAAGGTTCCCAGCCGAGGCGTCAAGCGCTACATCCTCACCTCGGCGCAGAACAACACCCCCATCTACAAGGACTGCTGGTACAATCTCCTGGCCATGGCCGAGTTCTATGAGGCCCGCCTGATGGTTGCCCGCTACACCTACGACAAGTCCAGCTACGGCGAGAAGGCCGTGAAGCCGGGCACCTCGAAGGGGTCGGACTACGACCGGCTCTGGTACGACCCCAACATTCTCCCGTACGTCTGCGACGAGAGGGTCGAGCTGGCGCCGGGCCTCGTCTGGTGCGGGGAGCTCAACATCCTGCCGACGGCCGTCGACCCGCTGTCCGGCCTGGAGGCCTACACCGGGCGCGCGTCCGGCATCTTCCCGCACTCCAAGTTTGCCATGACCTCGGTCGCCTCCGGCAAGCACGAGGCCACCAAGCTGAACTTCACGACCGGCACGGTCACCCTCCGCAACTACATCCAGAAGAAGGCCGGCCTCAAGGCCGAGGGCGAGCACGGCTACGGCGCCCTGCTCGTCGAGGTCACGCCAGACGGCGCCTGGTACGTACGGCAGCTGCAGGCCGCGTCGGACGGCGCGATCCGGGACCTGGACCTCCTGGCCAGGGCTGGGGAGGTCACGGACGGCCACCGCGTCGAGGCGATCACCTGGGGCGACGTGCACGCCAGGATGATCGACCCCACGGTCAAGGCGCTCAGTTGGGGCCCCGGCGGGATGCTCGACGTGCTCCGCCCCAAGACCCAGTTCATCCACGATGTGCTCGACTTCCGTGCCCGCAACCATCACGAGGTGAAAAACCCTCACTCCATGTTCGCTCGGCACCGGGCCGGACAGGAGAGCGTGGAGCACGAGGTCCGAGAGGTCGCCGAGTTCCTCGGCTGGGTCGGCCGCGACTGGTGTGAGACCGTCGTCGTGGACAGCAACCACGACCGGGCCATGGAGAGGTGGCTCGCAGAGGGCGACTTCAAGCGGGACCCCGTCAACGCGCTCTACTACCTGGAGGCCTCGCTGGCCCTCTACCGGGCGATCGCGTCGAGGGACGAGGACTTCCACCTGCTCGAGTGGGCGATCAAGCGCGAGGGAACGCAGGAGGGCATATCATTCCTACGAGAGGACGAGAGCTACGTCATCTGCCGCGAGCAGTCTGGCGGCATCGAGTGCGGCATGCACGGGCACCTCGGGCCCGGCGGCAAGCCCGGAAACATCCGCGCCTTCGCCCGGATGGGCCGGAGGACGAACACCGGCCATGGCCACTGGGCGGGCATCTACCACGGGAGCTGGCAGGCGGGCACTTCGTCCCTCCTGGACCTCGGCTACAACCGCGGCCCCTCCAACTGGTCTCACTCCCACATCATTACCTACCCCGAGGCGACGCGGTCCATCGTCACGATGTGGAACGGTCGATGGCGCGCCTGAGCGCCTGACCCCAGAAGCCGCCGGGGAAAAGCTTGCGGGCCTCCTCCGGAGGAGGCACCCAGGTCCAGTGCTTCGGGTCGACAGTCGTCCCATAGTAGGCGGCGGCGGACTGCATCCGCCGCTCCAGCTCGGCGCAGGCGACGGCCACGACGTCGTAGCTCTCGCACTCGCGGAGGCGGGGCCAAGAGAGCAGATGGTCTAGGGGGAGCCCAATCTCGAGGGCAATGCCGTCGGTCGGCTCGAGGTCGATGGGCATGAGCTCGAACCGAGGGAGTGGCGAGCCGTCCACTAGACGCCAGTCAAGCGTCACCCCATGAAGCACCGCGTTCCTCATCCCACGGCCGCAAACTCGGTGCCCTGCGGCATCGGGCATCACTAGGACACTTCGCCGAGGAAGGTCGACTGCGATGAGCACCCTCCGGTCGACGTCGAAGCTGTCCAGCCACTCAAGCGTGTCCGGCTCCATAGTGACTGCCAGGCACTCATCCCACGAACCAATTTGTCCCCGCACGATCGTCCTCCCCTAATGAGAATGGGACCAGGGTCTACCCCTGATCCCATCCTGACGTCACTGAGGAAGGTCGAGACCCCTCATTTCATTCGCAAGAGCGGCGCCCGGTGGCCGGGTCGAACTCGCAGGTGCCTCCCACGTCGTCGGAGATGCCGACCATGGCCAGGCTGTTCTCGCCGGGGAAGGGCAGGTCGGCCGGCTCGGGGGTCTCCTTGAACAGCCCCGCGCGCTTGCCGTCCTTGTTGAAGGTCGTGCAGCCCTTGGCGCCGTTCTCGTAGGCCGAGAGGTAGATGCCCTTGAAGTCCGCCCACGGCATCGAGCCGTCGCAGTTCACGGTCTTGGAGACCGCGCTGTCGACGTGCTTCTGAGCCGTAGTCAGCACGGACACGTGCTCGGCGGCCGTAACCTCTCCCATGCTCGTTCGGCGGCCTCGGACGTGCAACGTGCCGAAGCCGTAGTCGAAGAGGTCCACGGTCCTCCGTCCCTCAGCCATGAGCACCGTGCGCTCCTGCTGGAACCGGTAGACCGGCTCGATGGAGGAGGACACGTTGTCGGCGGCCATGGAGATGGTCCCAGTGGGCGCGATCGAGGTCAGGTGCGAGTTGCGGATGCCGTTCCGCCTGATCGCGTCGCGGACCTCCTCGTCGAGGGAGGAGACGAACTTGCCCGCCAGGTACTTCTCCTCGTCGTAGAGCGGGAAGGAGCCCTTCTCCTTGGCCAGCTCGGCGGAGGCGAGGTAGGTGTGGCGCGTGATGAAGGCGAGGAGCCGGTCCTCGAACTCGAGGAAGGAGCGGCTGCCGTAGGGGAGGCCCATCGCCTCGGCCGCGTTGGCCAGCCCGGTGACGCCCATGCCCATGCGGCGCTTGTTCTTGGCCTCGAGCATCTGCTCCATGAGCGGGTAGATGGCCCGGTCGACCACGTTGTCCATGGCGCGGGTCACGTGCGGGATGTCGGCCTTGAGCTGGTCCCAGTCGAACGACCAGGCCTTCGAAGGGATGCGGCTGGTGACCGGGCGCAGGTACTTCACCAGGTTGTAGGAGCCGAGGAGGCAGGCGCCGAAGGGCGGCAGCGGCTGCTCGCCGCAGGGGTTGGTCGCCGCGATGGTCTCGCAGTACCAGAGGTTGTTCATCCCGTTGATGCGGTCGATGAACAGGACGCCCGGCTCGGCCCAGTCCCAGGTCGACCGCATGACGGCCTCCCAGAGGTCCTCGGGGTCCACGTGGCGGATGACCTGCCCCTCGAAGCGCAGGGCGAAGGGCTTCCTGGCGGCGAGGCACTCCATGAACTCGTCGGTGACGCCGATGGAGATGTTGAAGCCGGTGAGGGCGTTCGAGTTGTGCTTGGCGGAGATGAACTCGAAGATGTCAGGGTGGTCGATCCTGAGCACGCCCATCTGCGCGCCGCGCCGGTTGCCGGCGGAGGAGGTGGCCTTGCACACCTCGTTGAAGATCGGCATGAAGCCGAGCGGGCCGCTGGACTGGCTCAGCAGCTTCTTGATGAGGAAGCCCTTCGGCCGCAGGGTCGAGAAGTCGTAGCCGATCCCGCCTCCCATCCGCATGGTCGTCGCGGCCTGCTCGGCCCGGTGCATGATGGACGACTGCTCGGAGTTCTCACGGCTCACGAAGCTGTCGGGGATGGTGCCGGAGACGTAGCAGTTGTATGGGGTGACGCCCTTCGGGGAGCCCATCGCGGCCTGCACGCGTCCGGCAGGCATGAAGCGCATGTCCAGGAGGACGTCGCGGAAGGCGTGGTAGTGCGCGGGGGAGTCCTGGAGGGCAGATGCGACGCGCCCCATGGCGTCGCGGAACGTCTCACCCTTCAGCCGGTACTTCTCAGCGTGGAGCTGATCGGAATAGGCGAGGCGAGGACCGACTGATGCGAGCATTATTCTTTCTCCGAGCTTGGGTAGACCCCAAGCGGCGGAAAAGAAGGGGGCCGCTCGCGCGACCCCCTAGTGTGTCCGGTCCTGGGGTGACGTCGAATAGTCTACCCGGACGGATAGGCGCTGCTGACCGACGCTCGACATACTAGATGCAGCTACTCCTTGAACTTGAACTTGGTGCGGAGCAGGGCGAGCGTCGGCTCGTCAAGGCCCTCGAGGCCGCGCGGCTCGATCAGCCCACGGTGGAGGGAGAGGGCCTCCTTGTGCCAGACCGCGCCGGGGAACTCCTCCTGGACCTTGTCCCTCCAGTAGGTGGCGCCGGAGCCGTGCTGGCGGGTCTCTATGCGCCCATCCACGATCACGAGGTACTCGTTGTCGCAGTCCCAGCCGTCGAGCCGCCCGTCGCGGAACCAGCTCTCCAGGGTGAAGACTTGGGCGGGTGCTTTCTCGTTGGCAGTCATGGAACCATCTCCCTCATCAAGCGTTGTATAGATGATAGCGCAAGATGAGGGATAAGGGAATGACTATTTTCGGCCAAGGCCAAAAATCACCTTCAGGAACGCCCACCCAAAGGCGGCCACTGCCACTACCGGGACGAGGACCGGCCCGACAGTATAGGAGAGGAAGACGTGCCTCGGGAGGTACCTCTCGGACGATCGGCGGAAGGCTGCCTCCGCCGACCGATCCGCAATATACCCGAGGGCGAGCCAGACGGCCGCAATAAGGGCGTAATTGTCAGGCAGCATGCTTGAGTGCCTTGCGGGAGACAGACCGCGGGCGAAGCTGGGGCATCTTGGGCCGCGGGCGACCCTCGTCGTCGGCCTCGGACCAGAGGTGCACGACGTACCAGCGGAGAGCGGCGGCGGAGGTGGAGCACTCGGGGAACTCCTGGGCGAGGATGTCCAGGACGTCGGCGTAGGAGTAGCCGACGGTGCGGCCGTCCTCGTTGGTGGAGACCACCTGCTGGAGGAGGGCCTCGGCGCGCGGCCTGATGTGCCGCTTGAGCCGGTGGTTCTGCTTGCGGATGAGCTCGATCACGTCGTCCTTGATGACGCTGGCGAGGTCGTCGATCGGCTGTAGCGCCCGGTCCTGGGACGAGGCCTGCGTGCTCGTCGCGGTGGCCAGGAAGGCCTCGAGGGCCTTGTTGTAGTCGGGGAGCTGGGAGTTGTAGTGGGCCACGAGCTGCTCGATGGTGGCCGACGTCGGGATCGGTTTGGAGGGAGACCGACGGTCTTCGATGGAGGCGGGAAGGTTGGCTTCGTTCATGAGGTGCACCCCTTGGCTGGAATTAGGACAGGACGGTGCGGCCCCACTCTGCAGGGTTCTTGGTGTCGCTCTGACGGTTAGCGGAGCCGCGCCTTCAGGATGCCACGATCCTACCGCTAAAGTGAAATCCTTTCCACTTGCGAAGCCGCCATCATTAGCGCCTGGGCGCTCGACTGTGGGTCCACAGCCGCGAGAGCGTTCAGCCTGGCGAGGCTGATCGGCTTGTCGAGCAGCTCCTCAGCATACTGGCCTGGGATGAGGTAGTGCGCCCACTTCGGGTAGGTGCCCACGCGGATCAGATACCAGGAAAGGCCGCCGGCCTTGCGGCGCTTGAGGGCAAAGTAGACCTGCTTGTCCGTCGTCTTGATCCGGACGGTCCCCTTGGTGCGCTGCTCGTAGGCCACCTTGAGCTCGATCCAGAACGCGTGGCCGTCGATGCAGCCCTCCACGTCGGGCGTCCCGCTCTTGGTGCTGTCCTCGATGCGCTGCAGGTGACGGGCCGTCGTGGGCAGGTCCACGACGTGGTCGCGGAGCCAGCCCCAGAGGCTGCTCTCCTTCGTGCGGTCAGCGGACAAGTCGCCATGCCTCCACCTTGACGTCGCCCACGTAGACCTGCGAGATGCAGGTCCACGGCCGACCGGGGTTGCCCTTGTCGCCGCGGGAGGCCATCCACGGGGTCATCTCGTCCTTGACGCCGGACCCGAGGTGCGCCGGGTTCCGGCAGATGTGCACCTCGGTCACCAGGCCGTTCATGAGGCCCTCCATGGCGACCGTCTGTCCTCCGATGAGCCAAGCCCCGGGGTACTTGAAGGCAAAGGCGCCGATGCTCATCCCGAGGCCGGGCCTGTTCGAGAGGACGTGCAGCGTGCGGCCGGGTAGGTGGTCGGGCATCACCTCAGCGGTCGCCCTGCCGACCCCCAGGACCGAGCCGACACTCGTGAGCAGCCTGAAAGCCCGCTTGTCGTTGTGGCCGGTCCAGTCCATGGTGTCCTTGGGCCCGCGCGCGACGAACCCGTCCGCAGACACGGCCATGACCAGGCGTAGAGAGGCGGGCACTTCGCTCATGGGAACTCCTCCGTCTTGATGCCGAGCCGACCAGACAGCTGGCGGCCGAACTCCTGGTCCGCAGCCCATCTGCTCGACTGGCGAATGGGCGGGCAGACGACGCGCGAGATGCCCTTCTGGATCATCCCCTTCGTGCACTCGGTGCACGGGGCCTTCGTCACGTAGAGCGTCGCACCCTTCAAGTCGAAGGGGGCATTGTCCAGCGCGTTCCGCTCGGCGTGGATAGTGAGGCGGTTCTTCAGGTCCTTGTCCCCGAGGTAGTCGGGATGGTCGTCGTGCCCCTTCGGAAAGCCGTTGTAGCCGAAGGAGAACTGCCGCTTGTCCGCCGAGACGACGACGGCGCCCACGCCCTCGTCTGGGTCCTTGGACCAGCTCGCGGCCTCGTGGGCCAGGCGCATGAAGCGCCTGTCCCACTCGCTGCTCGACGTGCTCACTGGACGACCTCGGGGCGGCAGTGGTAGGGCGCCCACTCGACGCCGGTCGACAGGGCCTTGTAGCCCTCGACGAAGGCCTCGGGGTCCGCGGCCACCTCCTCCGTCCCGACCCGCATCATCAGCAGCTGGGTCTTGCGCCTGCCGTGCTCGAGGGACTTGAGGGCCATGTCCCAGTGCACGTCGTAGATGTGCGGATGGGCCAGGGTGAAGTGCATGTGCCCCAGCGGGATGCCGAGGTCGGTCGCCACGCAGGACATGAGCATCGCATGGCCCATCACGTCGTAGGGCAAGCCCACGAAGACGTCGCTGGAGCGGAGCAGGTAGGAGCTCTGCAGGCGGCCGTCGAGGATGGAGAACGAGAAGCCCACGGGGCACGGCACGTTGAGCTGCCCCTTGGCGCCGAGGCCGTCCTCCGCCGGGTCCCAGGCATTGATCCAGACGCGCCTGTCCGTCGGGTTCGCCTTGAGGGCGGCGATCGCGAGGGCAATCTGGTCACGGCCGAAGTGCCTCCGCCAGCGGTAGCCGTACGCCGCCTTGATGATCTTGGTGGCGGAGGCCCCTGCGTCCTGGTCCGGGTTGTCCTCGAGGAACTTCTCCCACACCACCTTGGCGTGGCGCATCATGAAGGTCGGGTCCTGCGTGCCGAGCAGGTACCAGGCCGTCTCGGCCGCCGCGGTGGACGGGAATAGCTTGCGGTTGCCGGACACCGGCAGGACGCCGCTGGACAGGTCGAGCGAGAAGGACATGGGGCCGAAGGGGTAGACCTTCACCTGCTTGCCGGTGCGCTCGTTGGTCTCCACTATGCCCCGACGGAGGAGGTGCCACAGGAGCGCCTCGTAGATGTCGGGGAAGTGGAGGGCCGGGGTCGGGTTGACGAGGCCCTCCATGGCTCAGCCCTCCACGATCGCGCGGAGGGTGCCCATCAGGCTCTCCAGGTTGCGCTCGAGGTCCTCGACCGAGCCGTTGTTGTCCAGCACGAAGTCGGCCATCCACGGCTCGACGGTGCAGGACGACTTGTCCTCGACGGACTTGACCCGCTCGCTGGCGTCCACCCAGACCGCCACGTCGAAGACGCCGGCGTTCTTGAGGGCGTGGTACTCGCGGGCATTGCGGATGCCGCAGTAGACGTCGTGCTCCTCGAAGATGGCGCGGCCGAGCTTCGTGAGGTCCGGCGTGTTGAAGGCCGTGATGAGGTCGAACCACTCGGCCCGATGGTTGTGCCGGTCGTCGAAGCAGGCCTGGACGTCGGCGTACCCGTACTTGTCCTTGAGGGCAGGGAAGGCGATCCGCTCCGCGCAGAACCAGCTGCTCGACGTGAAGCGGGCGCCCGTCTTGGCCAGCAGCTCGCAGACGGTGTCCTTGCCGTGGCGAGCGTAGCCCAGCACCATGACCTTCAGCCGGCGCTCCGGCCCAAGGATGGCCTCGAGGAACTCCTCGGCGGCCTTGCGGGCGTCGTCGTGGACGCCCTCCTCGTTGGAGAGGGTCAGCTCGCGGATGGAGACGTCCATCTGCTGGGGCAGCCGCGGGTCGAAGAACTGGATGGTGACCTGCTTGCCCTCGATCGCCGTCACCAGAGCCGCGCGGCCGTTCACCTTGGTGGCGTCGGCCGGCCCGTTGTAGATGACCGGCTTGCCGACCCCGATGTTCTCCTGCTTGAACAGCTCGAGCTGGGCGTCCTGCTGGGCCTTGAGCCGGTCGCTGAGCGTGACGGCGTGGACGGTCGCCTCGCCGCGCCGGATCGCCAAGATCGTCTGGACGTCCTCGCTCGTGATGGTCAGGTAGTCGGCATGGGACGGGGCCTTCCAGCCCTCGGGCTTGACGGCGTCGAAGCCCTGCCCGCCGGGCCGCTTCGTCTGCGCCCCGCGGCGCTTCGCCATGTTGGCCTTGTGCACCTCGTCGTAGCAGGGCAGGGTGACCACGCCCATCTCGTTCATCGCCCCGCAGGCGACGTACATCAGGTCGATGATGGCGTCCACTGCGCCGTCGAGGTCGCCCTTGGCGTTCGCCTCGCGGAACTCGTCGAGCTCCTCCTGGATGAAGTCAGCCCGGAAGGTCGCCCGGTCCTCCGTCATCAGCTGCGGCTTGTCCGGGATGGGGTAGCCCACCACCTTGGCATTGAACTCCGCTGCCTTCCTCGCCATGTCGAGGTGGGCCGCCCGGTTCGCGTCTTCCGTCTTCGCATCCATGCTCTTGCTCCCTGAGCTGCTCTAAGTGCCAGAGGAGCTTACCGTCGGAAGCTTGGACGTCGTGCCGTCCTTCTTGAAAGATGGCCCAGCTGTCCGAAGCGTACTTGCCGCAACCTGGTAGCTCCAGGACATCAAGATACGACTTCGGAGGCGAAAGCAACCAAGCGTTCGCCAGGCGGATGAGAGACCTCGACCTGCGCCGCCACAGGCCGAGGGGCTTGAGGGCCTCGTGCAGGTCCTCCTCCTTGGCCATGGCCAGCTCCTTCGGCGTGTAGAACTCGCAGTGGAGCCACTCGAAGGCGTGCCGAGCGACGTCCCAGGTCGTGAGGTTGACCAGGGAGCAGGCGACCAGCATCCAGAACGGCTCCCTGAGCAGGTCCTGCTGGAACAGTCGGCCGTCCGGCGGGGCGACGCTACGGTTCGCAGGGAGGCGGGGCCTCCGACCGGCAGACCTGGATGGCGAGGCGGCACTGTCGCTCGCCGAACATGCCGAAGTGGCACTCGGACTCTGGGACGCCGAACATGCCGAAGTGGCACTCGGACTCTGGGACGCCGAGCTTGCGGGCAAGCCAGCGGTAGGCGCGGGCTCGAGCGAGGCGGCGCTGCTTGGAGTTGTCGTAGAACTGCCAGTGCACATCGAACGCCCTATGCGCCTCGTCCCGCAGCTGCCATAGTGTGGAACCCTTGTCTGCGTGGAAGCGCAGGTGAGTGGCCTCCTGCCATAGAGGCTTGGGTCGTCGCTTTCCTTTGGCCCTTCGTGCCATCCCGATACTCCCGCACGGTCCGCTTGGCGAAGGCCTCCGCGTTCCAGATTGCCTGGCTGCTCCTCGGCGTCGAGGAGAAGGTGAACCGACCGTCCACGCCGTCGACCTTGAAGTCGTAGCGTTGGTGGCAGTCGCCGCAGAGGGAGAAGGACAGGTCGGTGGCCCCAGCCTTCAGCAGCGCTGCCTTCACAGCTTCGCGTATCTCCTTCGTCCTATGGGCCATCGGTCAGGCCCTCCTCGGCTAGCGTCTCCTGCCAGAGCCGGTCGCACTGCTCCTTGGTGAAGCCGGCTGGCGCCTCGTAGCCGTCCATGCCGTCCCACTTGAAGCCTGCGGCCATCATCTTGTCGTGGTGGCGGGCCATGGTGGCGCCTGCCCTGCGGAGCTGCTCGAAGTAGCCCTCGTCGATCCGCCGCGTGAAGGCCTGGCGGATTGCGGCGCCCTCGGGCGTCCGCACTGGGATGTTTTGGATGTTGGGCTCTGGCCTGCCCATTCGGCCGGTCGGCGTGGTCATCTTCATGCCTCCGGCTCGAAGGGGTCGGTGCAGCCGGCCGGGAGGGTGATCGTCGCGGCGTCGCCCGTGAGGACGTAGCCGATCCCGTGGTCCTTGTTGAGCAGGTAGAGCTGGCTCAGCAGGTTCGAGCGGGTCACCCCGAACTCGGCCATGGCCTCGCGGATCGAGCGGGCGCCAGGAAGGAAGAAGGCGAGCACCTGGCCGCGCCGGCCGTTCCGCTTGACGGGCTTGAGCAGGCCGAGCACGGTGTCGACCTCCTTGCCGCCGCGGGGCTTGTCGGGCTCGGCGCCCTCGGGGATGGTGCGCAGCGGGACCTCGCCACCGAGCATGGAGATGACCATCGCGGCGGTGTCGTAGTCCTTGCTTGGGAGCGAGAGCCGGCCGGCCATCTCCCAGGCGTTGAGGATGATCTTGAGCAGGCCGTCGTGGCGCTTGTTCGTCCACGGCTTGAACCCGTCCTCGACCATGCGGCCTGGGATCGTCGGGTGGGGGACGTACTGCTTGTCCATCACCATGCCATTGTACTCGTGGGCCTGGCGCGAGACCTGGAAGCCCTCGAGGGTGTATGGGCAGAACAGCGTCACCATCTTGCCGCCCTTGTCGACCACGAACGCGTGGGACCAGCCTGAGTTGGGCGGGCTCTTGACCTCGTTGCGTTGCCTGCTCGCCGACGGCATGTCTCCCGCGATCCAGTAGATTGCCCCGAAGTAGAGGCCCTCCACTACGCGGTAGAGGCGTGGTCCTTGCGTTGCCATGGTATAGTCCCCCTAAGACGGATCATAGTTTCCAGCCATTTCAGTATAGCGCGCTTCGGGGGCAAAGGGAACGGCTTCGGCAACGAAAAGGGGCCCGAAGCTCTCGCTCCGGACCCCTAATCTGCTCGCGCTGCTGAGTGGCTCAGGCCAGCGGGTCGGTGCCCTCGGTCTTCGGGGCATCGCCCTTCTTGGCCTTGGGCTCCTTCGCCGGGGCGTTCGCCTTCTTCAGCTCGCGCGCCGTCGGGACGTTGTGGCCCGTCTTGCGCAGCTGGTTGCGGTACCAGCTCACCGTCGACGCGGTCGTGCCGGCGTCCGGGAACTCGGCCTTCGCAGCCGCGAGGGCGTCCTCGTTGGACTTGCCGGCGAGGATCGCCTCCTTGATGACGGTGCCGATGCCACGCTTGGGGGCCTTCGGCTCGGCGGCCGGGGCTGCGGCAGTCTCGTTCTCGCTCATGTCTTGCTCTCCTGGTTTGCTATGGCGCCCGACCGGACGTCCATATTTGAGAACCTAGCTCCACCCACGCTTCTCGCGTGCCGTCGTTGTGGCGGGGTCACCCAACGCGGTAGCCGACGTAGCAGTCTGCCCTGCGGTCCCACTTGAGGGCCTTGAAGCCGGAGGGGAAGCGCCTCGCCAGCAGGGCGACTGCCTGGGCCATGGCCACGGGGTCGCCGAGCAGCAGCACGTGGTCGAGCTCGGGGTCGAAGTCCGTAAACGCCTCGTTCAGGCGCCGGATGGTAGGCTCAGGGTCGATCGGGACGTTGCCGTACGGAAGCACCCGGACGAGGGCGCCGAAGCGCCCGGCGGCCGAGAGGTCGTACTTCTCGACCCATCCGCCGCGAGGGCCGTCCCGCCTCGCGGGGACCTGGATCACGAAGACCTTGGTCTGCCTGTCTGTCATCGGATCAACTCCAAGTAGCGCCGCAGCCCCGTGCCGGTCAGGAAGTCGGCCGTGACCTCCCTTTGGGCGAGGTCCGCCAGCATCTTCTCGTCGTTCGAACCCGCAGCTACGATGTCCGTCAGCCCGATCTTCCTGCCGCCGATCTTGGTGGCGCGCTCGTCCGCCTGGCGGCGTCGGAGCAGGTCGCTCGTGTGGCTGTACCAGAAGATGTCGCCTGCTGCGGAGAAGTCGAGCCCTTGCCCGCCGGCTTGGAACTGGCCGACCAGGACGGTCGCGCCCTCCGGGTCGCGGAAGCTCTCCTCGTGCCGCACCCGCTCCTTCTTGGTCGTCCCGCCGTAGTAGTGGACGGCCTTGATGCCCTTCTTGTTGAGGAAGCGGTGCACCCGCACCACGTCCTCCCTGAACCTGCACCAGACGATGGACTTGCCGGGCGCGAGGCGCAGCTCGTCGAGGAGGGCGATCAGGCGCGGGTTCTCCTCGTCCGGCATCAGGTCGTGGACGGCGCCGTCCTCGTCGATGGTGAAGCCCGAGGCAATCTGCTGGAGCCGGATGACGAGCACGCCTCCCTCGGCCGGAGGGATCATCTCGCCTCCGTCCAGTCGGGCGAGGGCGCCGGTCACGAGGTCGTTGTGCAGGCGCTTCTGGATCGGCAGGAGCTCGAAGTCCACCTGGCCCCTGAGCAGCTCGGGCATGTCGTCCACGTCCGACCGCAGCACGAGGCTGGACCACTTCGCGATCGACGCCCTCAGCTCCTCCTGGTTCTGGTAGCCGACGACGGCTAAGCGCTTGCGCGGCTTGCGCTTCACGCCCGACTTGCTGTAGCCGCCGGGGACGTAAATCTCCTCCTTGATCGCGTACCTCGCCTCGAAGTCCTCGAACCGGTCGAAGCCCAGAGCGCCCTTCTCCAGCACGTCGAACTCGGCGTAGGCATGGAGGGGCGAGTTGTCCGTCGGGTTGGCTGAGAGGATGCGGCGCACGGCAGTCTTGCCCGCCACGCCTCGCAGCCCCTGGGACCGCTTGGAGGTCGCCCAGCGGAACTCGTGCACCTCGTCGACGATCAGCAGGAGGCGCCTGCGGCTGCGGACGAACTTGGCGAGGTACTTGCGGCCCTTCTCGTTGCCGAGGGCCTCGGCGTTGACCATATACCAGGCGAGCTTCGTCTGGGTGTCCAGGAAGTCCTCGAACTCCTGGTCGTATCGGACGTTCTGCGACTTGACTGCGTCCCACACAAACGACCGACGGGGCACGGTGTCCCAGTGGTGCAGGGGGAGCTCGCGGCGCTGCCAGTTGAGGTGGACGTTGTTGGGGGCGACCACGAGGACGCCGTCGATCCGCAGCTCCTCCCAGAGGTAGCACGCGAGGTCGATCATCGCCTTGGTCTTGCCGGTGCGCATCTGCCAGATGAGGGCCCGCGCGGGGTCGTCGCGGTGCTCCTCGAACTCGCGATCCTGGTGGCGGTAGGGGACAGTCTTGAACGGGTAGGCCATCCCCTACTTCTCCTAGTCGGTCACCCCCAGCTTGGCGAGGAGCTCGAACAGCTCGGCGGCCGCACGGCGCGGGCTCCAGAACTGTAGCTCGACGCCGAGAGGCTCCAAGCCGTCGATGGCCCAGGAGTTGGCGCTGGGGTTCATGGCCTGGGCGCGCTCGTCGACCAGGATGCGGTTGTCGAACTCCTTGATCCGCGGCGGGAGCGGGAAGGAGAGGTCGTACCTGCGGGCGAGCACGGCGCACAGGGCGTCCTCGGCCTTGCAGTAGAACGGGTCGGAGCGCTTGAGCGGCCGGACCATGTCCCCGATCACGCCCTCCTGCAGGTCGTGGCAGGCGGCGGTGCGGAGGAGCTTGCGGTTCGTGCCCTCGTACTCCCAGACCCACTCAGGCAGGTCGGCCGCGAGGCGCCTGGTGAGGAGGACGAGGTGCTCGGCGACCGAGTAGTGCTCCACGTCCTCCTTGAACTGACCGTTGTAGCGGGGCATGCGAGCGCACCCCCACACCATGTCCTTGAGCCGGAGCTCGGGCTCCGGGTCGAAGGGGTTGAACCGGCTGCCCGAGATGGTCTCGAGCCAGTCGGTGGTTAGGGGTGCGTGCTGCTCGGTCAAGCGAGGGCCTCCTTCGTCTTGCCCTTGCCCTTCTTCGGGGCGAAGGCGGCGGCGACGCACTTGTTCACCGACTCCACGATGATCGCCTTGTCGCGGATGTGGCTGGGCATGCGCTTGCCCGGGTTCTTCGCCTTGGCGCGCTGGAAGCGGGCGACGCGCGTCTCGAGGCGCTTCAGGTCGTCCAGCGTGTAGCCCATGCGGCCCATCAGCACCTGGGTCAGCTCGGCGGGACTCTTGGCCTTGTTGTGCTTGAGCACCAGCTCGACCATGTGCGGGTTGACGGCGATCGGGAGGTGGCGGTGCTGCGAGGGCGCCTTCTTCTCCTTCTTCGCTGCCGCCTCGGTGGCCGCGGGCTCAGCGATGGCGTCCTTCACGGCGCCGACGGCGGCGCCTGCGACCTTCGCGACCCCGGCCATGGCCTTGTCTACGATCCCAATCATCTCGTTCTCCTGTCTGTTCGGTTGGCGACGGTCTCAGTGTGCCCCTCGTCGATTGAGGGAGGAACCATCACGTCTTGGAGCGGATGTAGGGCGGGTCCAGGTCGGCCTGGAGGGTCGCGAGCTGCTCGTCGGTCACCTCGACGCCGTCCAGCTTGAGGTTGCCGAGGACAAAGCTGCGGGCCTGGGCCTTGTACTCCTCGTCGGACATGCGGTAGTCCCGCGTCTTGTAGATGAGGTCCTCGAGCGAGCCCTCCACCGGCCTGCGGCGGAAAAGTCCCATGAACCAGTCGAATAGCCTGCGCATGTCTGTCTCCTACTTGCGGTAGCGCTTGCCGCGCCAGCCCTCTGCTTCAACCGGACAGCCGTGGGCCCAACCGGGCGCCCAGGCCATCAGCTTCTCGAACTCCTTCAAGTCGCCCAGTCCCTCGTCCACCTCGCAGATCAACTCGTCGTGGACGGACAGGAGCACCTCGTAGAGGGAGCCGTCGTCGGCGTTGACCATGGCCTGGGCCATGAGCTCGCGGGCCGTGGCCTGGGTGATGTTCTCGACGAGCTTGCCGCCGTAGGTGTCCTGGCGAACCCACTTCTTCGTCAGAGCGTCCACGCCCATGAAGGTGATGCACGGCTTGTAGACGGGCGAGCCGTCGGGGTTCTTCCAGGGCGTCTTCTTGCGGACGATCTTGGGGTCGTAGTAGTGCAGCGGCTTGCCGCTGGGGAGGTAGGTCTTGAGGAACACCCCGGCGCCGCCCACGTGCTCGACGATCCAGCTGTTGCGACCGCGCGGGCACTCGATGAGCCTGCCCGGGTTGCGGACGGCGGTGAGGGCCGCCTCCTCCTGGTCGCGCCACATCTGCGTGACCTCGGGGTAGCGGGTCCGGTAGGTGTCCACCGTGTGCTTCATGAGGATCAGCTCATGGAGGTTCTTCTCCAGCGAGAGGTCGTTCTCCCTCAGCGTGGCCACGCGGCGCTTGTCGCCTGCGAAATACTTCTTGATGGCCTGCTCGTGCTTGTGCCAGTCCGAGCCGACGATGTTCCTGACCTGCCCCTCGGTGAAGTAGATGTCGTACTTGCGGCAGGTGATGAGGAACTTGAGGAACCCCATCTCGAAGCCCAGCCCCAAGATGCCCTGCTTGCCGAACTGGCGCTCCGTGGCCTGGGTCTTCTTGTTGTTCACCGGGTAGCCGTAGACGCCGGTAGCCATGTCCATGTAGATGTCCTCGTGGCGACGGAACACGTCGAGGGCCGTGTCGTCGCCAGCGAGCCAGAACACCACTCGGGCCTCGATCGCCGCGTAGTCCGCGACGATCAGGTCCCGTCCCTCCGAGGCGATCAGGGCGCCCCGGAGGCTGTCCGACAGGTGCTTCATGATGTCGCCGTAGAGGGCGCGGACGGTCACCCGGTCGCCGGTCAGGATCGCCCAGCAGGCCGTCTCCATGTCCTTGATCGAGCCGCGGGGGAAGTTGTGCGGCTGCACGCCCTTGCCCGACCAGCGGCCGGTGCCCGCCCCGTGGTACATCATGAGGTCCCGCAGCCGGTCGTCGGCCGGGTCGGCCCGCTCCATCATCGCGTCGTACTTCGCGGTGGACGTGCGGTTCACCTCGCGGACGATCCAGATGGCCCGGTGCAGGTCGGGGCGCATCTTCTTCTTGATGAAGTCGTCGAGGGTCTTGCCCTGAGTGTCCGGCAGGTCGACGCCCTGCTCCTTGATCCACTCGACGAAGGTGGAGCGCTGGCTGGCCGCGGTGACCTTCTCGCCAGTGATGTCCGACAGCTCCTGGTTGAGCTTGTCGACCTCCTGGTCGCGGAGGTGGATCGCCTGCTTGACCAGCGGGATGTCGCACTTGACGCCCCGCAGGTTCATGTCCTGGTCCATCTGCCAGATGCGCAGCTCCATAGGGGGCAGGTCGGGCAGGACCTCGGAGAAGCCGTGCTCGGCGTCCACGTCTGTGACGCAGTAAGCCCAGAGGCGCTCGAATATGTCGACGCCCTCGTGCCAGAACACAGTGCGCTCGATCCGCTCGGGGGGCCAGCCCTTGGCGATCAGCTCTGCCCGCTCCTTCTTCAGGACCTTGCGGGGCTTGCTGATCTTCTTCATCAGCTTGGAGCCCTCCATGTCCTTCTCGATCGGCAGGCCGAGCGCTGCGACGGCGTTCTCCAGGGCGCGCGGGAGGGAGTAGTAGGCGGCCTTGGCCGCGGAGCACCTCCACTGCTCGCGGGCGATGGGCGGCCACCCGAAGACCCTCATCATGATGTGGGTCCAGACGCAATACTCGAAGAAGCGGTTGTGGGCCTCGACGAGCATGCCCAGCGCGATCGCCGCGAACAGGTCGTAGGGAGGAGGGCTCTCCTCGATGCCTAGGTGCGGGTAGGCCGGGTGCCACAGCTTAGTGGGCTCGTCGCCGATCTTGTACGCCAGGCACATGACCTCGGTCGACGGGTGGAGCGAGTACAGCCAGGCGCCCTTGTCGATGGGGCAAGCCGAGCGCGTCTCGAAGTCGATGGTGATCTTCGGCGCGTTGCCACAGCTGAGCCCCGTCGCAGTGAAGGACGGGCTGAATGGAATGGAGGCGGGCTTGTCCCGCCTTACGTCGAGTGAGTTTGCCATGCTTCGACCATAAGCGAAGGGGCCGCCGAGGCGACCCCTTAGTCTTCATCTGGCTGGCAGTCCGTGCAGATGCCGTCGTGCTCCTCGCTCATCTCCGACATCTCGCACCACCAGTCGCACTGGGAGCAGCAGAAGACCCCCTGGTCGAGCCCCTGGAGGAAGTCCTTGTCGTCCTCGAGGTGGCCAAGGCCGTGCTCCTCGAGGGCCTGCGCCAGGCTCTTGCAGGTGCCCTGCAGAGCCTGGGAGATGATCTCGACTGGGTCGTCAGTCGGAGAGGCCGCGGGCATGGCGGTCGGCCCTCTGCTTCTTGAGGGCGGCGAGGAACTCCACCTTCGCCTTGGCCTTCCGCTTCGACCTCTCGGACCGGTCGGGCAGGAGCAAGCTCGCGTCGGCGTGGCCGAACTGGACGAGGGTGATCTCCATGAAGTTGGGGCGGAAGCCGCGGCCGTTGGGGGCCATGTTCACCATGGCTTGGCGGTGGCGGACCCGGTCGTCGAGGCTCCCACCGTGGAGAGGAATGCGGTGTCCCATCTGTATGTCCTTTGCTTGGTTGGCGACTGTCCGATGATGTTGAGAGGGCCCCTTGAAGGGTGCCCTCATTACCAATCCGGCCCGAACTCCAGCCGGTCGCAGGCCATGAGCCCCACGGCCTCGTCGGCCGTCTCGGCCCGCGCCCGGAATATCGAGGCCTGCCGCTCCTTCCGCTTGCGGAAGGAGAACTTCGCGCCCTCAAGAGTCGGGCAAGCGAACTGGCGTCGAGCGTCCTTGCGGACGAAGCGCGGGCGCGCCTCGCTCCAGCTCAGACCGGCGAGCCACACGCCCTTCGGCGTGTGGCGGACGACCTTGAGCTTCCTCACGTGGACGACCAGTCGGCCGCGCCCCATGGGGCGCTCGAACTCGTCGAGGGGAGCCGCATAGCGCTGCTCCTCCAGGCGATACCAGTATTCGGTCACCATGAGTAGGCCCACCCGACCAGGGCGTCGTAGTCTGGCGCCAGGAACTCGGCCGTCCACTCGGCGCCGTGGAACGGCTCCTCGTCGTCGGGCCGCTCAGCGGGGTCGCGCATCCAGGAGCGGAGCTGCCCGTCGGGCTCGATCCGCACCAGCATGTCGCTCTGGTAGCCCTGCTTCCAGCTCCCGAGGATCAGCAGGCCCTCGGGGGTGATCGTCGCGCTGTCCGGCCTGTCCGGATCGATCAGCGGGTCGCCCTCCCGGGCGAGCCGCATCAGGTCCTCGTACGTCATGTCCGTCAGTCCTCCTCAGGAGCCTCGTTCTGCTCGGTTCCGCGCTCCTCGGCACGCTCGGTGGCCTCGTCCTGAGCCTTCTGAGCGACCTCATCGAGCTCCTTCACGGCGGCCTCCACGGACCCAGCGTCGAGCCTCAGGTCGCCGATCAGGCGGGCGTTGTTGTCCTCGTCGTGCATCGTCACGATGCCGGCGGCGGCGCGGAGGGCCTTAGCCATCTCGGGCAGGTAGACGAGGTTGTCCTCGTAGGCGGCGAGCCTATCCAGCGGGAGGCCATCCATGCCGACCAGGCGCTCGACCTCGGGCCACCGGTCCTTGAGCTTGGCGAGCGGCTCGCGGCGGCGGGCCTGCTCGGCCATCGACGCGTCCCACTTCTCCTGGTCGATGAAGACCCGGAGGTTGCTGGTGATGATCTCGCCGATGGTGTTCTGGCGCAGGGCGTCCAGCTCCCAGCTCTCGTCGCCGAACCGCTCCTTGTAGCCAGCGAACCGGCTGTCGTCCTCCTTGGCGGGGTTCGGCGGAGGGTCGTACTGCTCCACCTGGTCCATGTTGAGGGCGATGCGGCGGACGTCCACGCCCTGTCGCAGGAACTCCTCCAGCCGGTCGCCGTTGTCGCGGGTCATGTCCAGTCCGCTAGGGTCGTGGTCGCCCAGGTGGAGCAGGACCGGCTGCTTGCCGGCCTCGATCGCGCGCTGGAAGCGGAGCGACGCGCGCCACGCCTCGGACGCCGACAGGTAGCCCTTGCAGGCCATGTAGGGGGTGTTGAGCAGGCCGCAGGGCCGGGCGATCGTGGCCTCGAGGGCCTGCTTCTCGACCCACACCTCGACGTAGCTGGACTGGTCGGCCCAGGGATCGATGGTGAGGCTGCCCTCGATGCCGTCCAGCACCTGCTCGGCGGTCGGGTTCTCGGGGAAGTGGTAGGAGTTCCGGCCCGCGTCCTCGATGGCGGTCCAGCTCACCTCGCCGGCGTAGCGGGCGTCGGTGATGATGCGGCCCAGCCGCTTGTAGTCGCCCACGGTGTTCGGGATGAACGCCCTCGAGACGAACTGGTAGTAGAGCTGGCGCAGGGTCATCGAGTGCCAGCCGTCTCGCCGTGCCTCCTCGATGATGATGTTCGCTTGGTCGACGACCTTGCGGCTCGACCCGTTGAAGCGGTGCTTGCGGTAGGCGATGAGGGTCACGGCGTTCTCCTGTCTCAGTGGGCGCCTACCTCCTTCGTGACCGCACCCGTCCCCTCCACGGAGTAGGGACTGCGATCCCAGACGGCCCTCGCAGGAGCCGCACGGGTGCGGTCGCGGAGGAGGTAGGTCGTAAATTGACCATGGCCTAATCTAGCGCGCCGAGGGGCCATCGTAAATAGGAAGGGCGCGGGAATTACCCCGCGCCCCGACGCTGATCCCGGTCTTCGGCGCTCAGCTGCACCGGTTGCCAGACCGACCGGGAGGCCGTCTCGTCAGGAGCCCATGCCCGGCGCGTAGAAGCACCGCAGGACCTCCTGTGTGGGGTAGAGGCAGATGTGGTAGCCGCCGTCGGTCGAGGGCAGCTCCTTGCCGTAGGGGACGACGAACTCCTGCCGCTCCGTGACCATCGGGTGGTCGCCGGGCTGGAGCACGACCACGTAGCCTGCAGGAGAGGTCCGGACCGTCTGGGCCGGGATCGGCGCGCAGTCCTGACCGTTGCAGCAGAAGGAGCTGTACTCCATCCCGCTGGGGGCCTGATGGGCCTGAGCCGCGCTGGCGAGCAGCAGGAGCCCGAGGGCTAGGATGCTTGCAGCTCTCATGGAGCCCTCCTGTATGAATGCCAGCTCCCTGCAGTGTGACCTCACCGGCAGACTACGGGACTGTGCCCGGAGCTGGACCTCGTTGCCCTCTCGGGCGAATTAAGTGGGAGCTTCTGTTGCTAGGTGCTCCCGAACCCCCGATTACTCAGGCCGCGAGGGCCTGGGCATCCATGCGAACGTTGTCGTTGGCATTTATTGGGTTTTGCGGCTATCACGCGCTCGCCTCCGACGGTCTCCACATCCTCTCCGCTGGCCAGTCGATCCTGTTTCGCCCCCATCAAGAGCACACCGCACTCAAGGCTTGCTGACGCTCTCAAGCGCCCTTCCCTGTGTCAGTCGACCCGGGCTCGTGGTGAGGCCTGGGCGGTGTGCTCATGGTGGAGGCGCCGGGTACCGCCCCCGGGTCCTGAACCTGCATCGTTGAGCTTCAACGACCGTGAGTAGATGGTAGCTCGAGGGGTCACCCCCTCGAGCCATCGCTTCGATCAGACCCGGTAGCCCGGGTAGGTGCGGCACTCGCCCGTGAGGGTGAGCTCGATGTTGCGCCCGCCGCGGTGGCCGTCGGCGTTCGCCGGGATGTCGCTGAAGCGGGCGACCATCACATTCTTGTAGTCGCCGGTCCAGCGGCCGCGGAGGGCGGAGGCCTCGATCGCCCGGACGTAGCCGGCGTGGTGCCACTGCTTCGTCTGGTCGTTCCAGGTCAGGACCATGACCGCGTTCAGGTCGACCGGGTTGTCCGGCTCGGCCACGAGGAGCGCCATGTTGCCGACGCGCTTCCAGCCGAGGACCTCCTGGTCCTTCTTCCCGCGGTAATGCTGGCCGACCAGGTGAACCTTCTGCCCGTGCATGCGGCCGAGATGCTGGGAGCTGAACTCCCAGGTCGACAGCGCGCCCGGGGCCACCTGGGCGATCGTCTTCTTCGGCGCCGGCTTCGGGGCGGCGCGGCGGCCGAGGTTGCGGGCGATCTCAGCGGCCGTCTCGCCGACCACGCGATTGATCGTCGCCTCGTCGAAGAAGCCGCCCACGCTGAAGCGGTGCTCCGGCCGGACGCGCGGGTCGCTCAGGTGCGGGAACACCAGGCGGACCTGCGGGGTCACGAAGTCGCCCTGCTTCGGCTGCTTGCCGTCCACGACGGCGTCCACGAAGGACGGGTCGAGGCCGATGGTCTTGCCGTAGCGCCGGAGCGCCTCGTTCAGCGGGTTGACAGCCGGCTGGGTGATCGTGACGACCAATCCCTCCTTCGTCTCCAGCCGGATGCCGCCCGGCTTCGTCTCGTCCATCTTCACGCCGTCGAGGCGCTGAGCGGCCTCGAGGAGGGAGTTCTTCACGTTCTTGCCCATAACCGTCAGTCTCCTGTATGTTTGGTTGGCACTGTCAGAGGATACCCCCTAAGCCTCAGGGGGTGTGCCATCACTCTTGAGCTTCTCGACCTCGTCCTGCGCGGCCTTCAGCTCGGTCCGCGTAGCCGCGTGGAGCCCGCGCTCCTGGGCCAGCTCGACCGCGAGCTGCTGGGCGCGGGAGCTCATCATCTTCAGCTGGACCTCGACTTCCTCGAGCGCTGCCTTCAAGGCTAGGGGGTTCATTGCCTGTCTCTCCTGGTGGGTTGAACGAAGAAGGGCGGCGAGGTCTCCCCCGCCGCCCTGTTGCCTGTCTGCCTTGCGGACGGTCAGGCGAGCGGGTCGTCGCCCTCCAGCCACGCGTCGTCGATGTCGTCGCCGAAATCGTCCTGCGCGTTGGTGCGGCTGTCGAGGCGGTCGCCGTCCTTGATCTTCTGGAGGTTCTGCAGGCCGAACGCGACCCCCTTGCCGACGTTGTCGTAGGCGTAGGAGGTGATCGTCGCACGGGCGTAGCAGCCGGGGTAGAAGTCCTCGGGGTTGGTGATGATGGTGCGGTCGCGGTCGATCAGACCGGGGCGCATCTTCGACGACAGGTTGGTGAAGACCTTGCCGGCACCGAAGCCCTCCAAGTCCGCCTTCTCCTCGCCGTCGCGGAACGGCTTCTTGAAGTTGGCGGGCAGCTGGGCGAGCTTCTTCTTGAACTTCTCGACGCTGACCTCGTCGGCGAGCGCCTTCATCGCCTCCCAGAGGAGCTTGTCGTTCGGCGAGAACAGCGCGGGCGTGAACACCGCGCAGACGCTGAACTTGGGAGCACCGCCCTCGTAGCTCGACGCTTCGAAGACACTGGGGAACGACACCCGGAAGATCGGGGTGGAAACCTTCTTGACCATTTGCTTTCTCTCTTTCTCGCTTGCTGGTTGAGAGCCCAGCCGAGTGGCCGACTGAGCCTTGTGACCCTACCTGGGCCGGTGGCTTCGCGAAGCCGTCGGAAGGAGCCCGACGCCGCGCACGATGGTCCGGATCGCTCCAGTCCCACGAGGGCCGACCACCTCGGCCCAAGACCTCGCGAGGAGGAAGTCGCGCAGCTCTCCGGCGTCAGCCTCGAGCCCCCACTCCTCGCACCATTCCTTGTAGCTGCGCCAGAGGACGCGCAGCGGGATGACCAGCGAGAGGCCCAGCGTGCACCTCTCGCCTATGAACTTGCGGACCTGGGCCTCCGCCAGGCTCTCGAGCCGCGGCTCCGGCACCGTCATGACGCCAGGGGGTCCGCGGAGCGCAGCTGGCGGACCATGCGCTGGACCCAGAGGGCCTGGTTGGCCGCGTCGTCGTCGCCCGCGTGCATCGTGCCGCCGGAGGGGTACTCGGCCGGCTTCATGCCCAGCTGCTGGACGGCGAACTGGAGGGTGCGGGTGTCGCGCACCGTCTTGTAGCTCCAGGGCACGGCGCGCCCGTAGCGCGCGTAGAGGGTCTGCAGGATGGTGACGTCGAACGCGGGCCCGTGCGACCAGAGGCCCTTGATCTCGCCCCAGGGGGTGAAGGCGGCCTCGAAGGCCTCGAGGGCCTCGATGGGCGGCAGCTTCTTGGAGGAGTAGATGTGCTTGCGCGCCGCCTCCGGCTGCTTCAGCCAGAAGTCGACGGTGCCGGCGTCCACCGAGCCGTTCTGCCGGCCGACGTCCAGGCAGACCGTGAAGGTCTTCAGGGGCCCATCGCCGTCCAGGTAGAACGACGCCGCGCCAATCTCCAGGACCCGCGCGTCGGGGCGCACCCCGAGCGTCTCCAGGTCGATCATCAGGTGCATCTCACTCATCGCCCTCTCCAGCTTCGATCTCAGGCAGGTCGTCGGGGAAGTCCTGCGCGGGGTCGACGACGACCTCCTCGCGCGGGTCGCTCTCGTGCGCCAGGGTGATGGACCCAACGCCCTTGGCGGCCAGCGGCTCCTTGAGCCACTCCTTGCTGCCCTCGACCTGCGGGTCGAAGTCCTTGTTGCGCACGCCGTTGACGAGCTCCTTCGCCGCCTTGCCGAGCTTCTCGACCTGGGCGGGCGATTTGAGCTTGGGGTCAGTCAGCAGGTCCGCCTTGCTGAGCCCTCCGGCCGTCAGCTTGGCGATGACGACGTCGTCCTCGCCGATGAACGAGCGGTTGGCCTTCTTGCGCACCAGCTTGTGCTCGGGGACCTTGATGCCGGTCTCCGCCAGCCGCTGGGCGTGGGCCTCGGCCGCCCGGCCGAAGGCGTCGAGGAAGGGCACCCACTTGAGGGTGTGCGCCAGCTTCGTCAGGTCGGGGGCCTCGCCGGCGCCCGGCGCCTCGAGGTCGTAGGGGTCGTCCGCGAAGTCGGCCATGGCCTCCTGCTGGGCCGCGCGGAAGGCCGCGGGGCACGGGTGGCCGAGCTTGGGGCAGAACGCCGTCTTGCAGTGGTCGCCCGCCTGCAGGTACTTCAGCTGCCACTCCTCGCTGCCGTCGATGCCGCAGCTGGGGTCCCAGGCCTCCTCGGCCTCGCGGGCCTTGTCGGCGGCGGTGGCCAGCTCGTCCTTGAACTCGAGCAGCTCGGCCATGGTCATCTCGTACCGTCGCACGCCGCCCTTCGGGTGCGGACAGCGCGGCTGGACCACGATGAGCGTGACCTTCTGGTGGGTGAACTCGTCGGCCTCCGCGGCGCCCAGGCCGTAGTAGGCGAGCTGGGGGTTGGGCTTCGTCTTGCCGCCCTCGCCCACGGAGTAGACCTCCACTGGGACGCCCTGGCCGTGCTTGTAGTCGATGACCACCAGCTCGTCGAGGAACAGGGAGATGCTCACGTCGTTCGTGCCGAACATGTCGGGGCGGAGCCAGCTGAGGTCGAACTTGTGCTCGATGCGGAGCTCGGCCATGGGGCCCAGGCGCTCGACCTCCGCCCAGACGACCGAGATGTAGACGTCCACGGCGTCCATCATGTCGAAGTCGACCTGGAACCAGCCCGGCTCGTCCGGGTCGGGCGTGCGCTTCTGTATCTCGCCGCTCAGGTGTATCCAGTAGTCCTTGTAGTCCCGGCTGTCGCGCTTGCCCTGGCTCAGGCACGTCTCGCCGAGCGTGTGGGCCGCGGTGCCGAGGGCCGCGAAGGAGGACTGCCCCGGCCGCAGCTTGGCGGGTATCTCGTCGATGATCTTGGGCGAGCCCGGGCAGGCCATCCAGCGCTTCGCCTGGGAGGCGGAGAGCCGGGCGTGCGCTCGGGCTGACGGGTCTGATGCTTGGGCAGTCATGCCTTGGGTCCTTCCAGGAGGAGAGGCTGTCGGGGCTCGCAGGTCTTACCGCCCTCCTTGCCCCATAGAATGAGCTTTCCATCTTGCCACCGGGCAGCCGATATGGGACCGCCAGAGTAGACGTCGACCTTGCAGGCGATCTCCACCGCCTCGACGGCGCCAGCGCCCATGTGGAACGCGGCCATGGCCGCGGCGGTGCCTGACCCGTAGGCCGTGAAGCTCTCGGAGTGGAGCTCGAACGTCCCGCCGTCCTCGTAAATCTTGAGGTTGCCCGTCGGGAGCAACTCCGCCACGCAGCAGGCGGCCTCCATGCTCGGGAGCTTCTTGCGGTTCTCCCCGTCGGTGAGCGCGTCGAGGAACCGCATGGCCTGCGCCAGGGCGCCCACGACTGAGAAGCACCTCCCGCCGCGCACCACGATCTTCTCGCACCTGTCGTTGATGATCGATCCCTCCATGGTGCACCGGCTGTCGGTGGCCAGGACGCCGTCCTTGAATGCGAGCGTGGTCATGCCTCTTTCTCCTGTATGAGGGATGCGAGGGGAGGCGGGGAGGAGGCACCTCCCCTCGCGTTCGCCGGGCCGCAGAGGTCAGGAGACCTTGGCGATCACCGCGGCGAAGTGCTCGGGCTTCAGCGCCTGCAGGTTCTCGGCGCCGAACTCCTTGAGGACGTCCAGCATCGCGGCAGCGCCCTCGATCTCGCGGTAGGCCTTGAGGGCCGCACGCACGTCGTCGATGGTCTTGCCGTCGCCGGTCGCCGCCGAGGCAGCGGCCGCGTCCGCAGCCTTCTTGGCCGCAGCTTCTTCCGCCGCCTTCTTGTCGGCAGCGGCCTTCTTTGCCGCGGCGGCTTCCGCCGCCTTCTTGTCGGCAGCGGCCTTCGCC